TTCCTACCCCAACACTCTCAAAAGTAGAGAATATTGTTCCATCACCTACTGATATATTTCCGGTAGAACCTGAAGAATAAGCAGCATTTAATTGAGTAGGCTTAACATCTGACACTGCACCAGATATCTCTACAATATTATCACCAAAATACATTCCATGATTCCTATGGTTCACTTTAATATGAGTACCATCAGAATCAACATTAATAGTAGAAATTTGAACATCTCCCCCAGTTCCCAATCCAGTTGCTCCAGAAGAATTAAGTTCTGTAGTAATACCAGAACTGTTAATAAACATTACTGTATTAGCAGATCCAACAATAAAATTACCTTGAACATTTTCAAAAATAAGTTCATTAGTTATACCAATTCCAGCAATAGTAAATTTAGAATTTCTTCCCAAACTAGCAATTCCAATAGTAGTAATACCAAGAACATCACCAACTTGATAACCATATCCCCCATTTCCAGTAATTGTTGCAGCGGCCGCTACTCCATTAGCAATTGTAACTTCTGCAGTTGCTCCACGTCCATTACCGGTTAATGTAACTAAATTCACCCCTGCAAATGTAAGTCCTCCATCGGTAGGAGTATATCCAATACCAGGATTAGAAACAGTCAATGAACCACTTGCACTTCCAGCTACCCCTACAAGATGACCAGTAGCATTAGTTCCTTGTTGGAAAAATACATTTCCCATTTCATAAGAATCAGCAACTGTTGTTCCAAGTCCAACTCTTATACTTCTTGAAGTTAAAGATAATGAATCTGGCATCAAAACAGGAATTTGATTATTTCCTTTAGTAAGTTGTGGATTATAAAAATCTACAACTCCAGAAAGTTCAAATGCTGCTCTATAAAGAGTAAATTTAAGATCTTCCCATTGACTTGGATCCCACGTAGAACCATTTTGTGATTTGAATAAAGAACCTAGAACTGGTTGATTCTGCACAAAAGTCTGAGTTTGAAGATCGTTCTCACCCACTCTTGAAATATAAACACTATATGCTGTGGAATTTGATATTAAAACCATAGCATATTCTGTTTGGTCACCTTCCAAATATACCGGAGCATCAAACTCAACCGTAGTAGCAACCGATCCATCACTCGAAACTGTAATATCATTAGGATATAATGTAATTTCTGCAAATGGAAGGATCTTTTCAGTTGGAGTTCCATTTTTCATAGTTCTCAACTGAAACTTAACAGGAATATTATTATCATCTACAGTTCGGAAAAATATATCACATTTTGTTACAAATATTCCTGTAGGATCTTCAACTCTAAATGATTGTGCAAGTGGATCTCCATTTCTCCGCCAACTACCAGTTTGAATTGCCCCCGTTATAGCAGCAGAACCAGTAACACGAGTAGAAATAGTCTCAAAAGTTGCTGTTTGTTCTTCTGTTACTCTAGTTTCTACCCTTGCATTTCTAACAGAAACAATATTTTCTTGAACCGTTTCAAGAGTTCCTGCAGAAGTAAAGGTTTCATCAGCCATTGTTGTTGCAGAATCAATATCATTATCTTCATCATTAATCAAAACAAAACTCTTAGTTCCTGTTTCAAATCTAGGATGGTTGGGGATATTAGGATTAGGATTAAAATAGGATCCAATCACTGTTGCAGTTATATCCGAAACAAGCCTGACACTATTAATTGTACAAACTGCGCCACTTGATCCGCCCAACAGAGTCATCCCAGGACTTACCCAACCACTATATTCACCTTGTACTTCAGAAGCAAGAGAGAAAGTATCCACATTCAAAATATTGGAAGTGGAAGAATATGAAGAAGGAAGAATGGAATTTGTATATGGGTTTATAGGATAAGTTGCTGTTGGAGAGTTAAAAGATCCTTCTCTATGATTGGATTGAGCAACTCTAAATTCTATAGCAGCTGCTACACCCGGATTAAGAGGATCAGCAAGACCAGTAGGTGAAGTTCCTCCTGTTACAGTTTCTCCAACCTGAAATGTACCACTAACCATACTAATTTCAAGAAGTTTAGGAACACAATATTTTGTAATATCTTCCCCGTCAAAGAAAGCATACATTCTTGTCGTGGGCTTTACTGCCTTAGCAACAAATTCAATATTCCGTGATCTCATCCAAGGAATAATAGCCCTACTAACAACTCTATCACCAACAGAAGTATTATCCCATTGTTCAGTAATTATAGTCTGGGATCCTGTTCTAACATCAAAACCAGTTCTTCTAGTTTCTTCTAGTTCTTGTTGCCAAGTTTGTCTCCAAGTGCTACCACTTCTCCAGTTCCCCGTAGACCATGATCTATCTACATTACGAGTTGTATTTACAACAGTAGTTCCCACCCAATTCGTTTCCCAAGCATTCCAAACCGTAGGAGCAAATCCAGTTTGAGGATCTACATTTTGATTTTGAACTGCTTCATTCATCACATTCTCAAAATCACCTTCAACTTGAATAATTCTATCTTCAATTCTAGTAGTATCAACCCAAGTATCTGAAGCTGGAGTTAATTCAAGAGTACCAGTCCAAAAACTCATTAAGAAAGGAGTTACACTTTCGGATCTAGTAGCATAAGGTTGTTCTATGAACATCGTATCACTATAATCTAAAGTTATAACATCATTTTTTCTTCTTACATTTGTCCCCTCAATTAGATTAAAAGCAAGATCCGTATTTTGAGTTTGATTTACAACAGGGCCTAACATCAAATCAACAGAATTAGTATAATGAGAAGGTCTACATATTTGGTTCTTGGTATCAATAGAATTCTTAAAATTCCCTCCTTGTGTTCTAAAAGATGAAAAATTATCTACAAAGAATCCAGACTTAAACCGATTTAAACCATCAGCATCAGGAATAAACATATTGGCAGTTTCTACTTCCAATAATGATAAAGCAGTATAAAATTCTAAATTCTTAATTCTATTTTCAAGATTTTTAATATCCACCATTCTAAAGCGTTTATACTCTAGAAAACTAATATTTACATTTTCAGTATTATAAACATATGGAGGAAGCGTAACTGTAGCCAACTCAATAGCATCATCAATAGGATTTGGTAATTGTGGGCTATCAGCGGGAGTACCATAAATTACTTGGAATCTTCCATCTTTAGATACAAAAATTCTATCAATTCTTCCTTGATAGTATGATATATCACTAATAATATTTTCATCAGATGCAAGAATATTAGCAGCTGAATTTCCTGACCCATTAAATGATCTTCCAAAGAATTCTAAAGGTGATCTTGTACTTTCAGTTACAGTATAATCAGAAACTCTTGGTCTTATATCAAAAATATCCGTATTTCTATGTCCATCAATACTTTGAATTTCGTTAGTATAATTAAATGTATTATATGAATCTACACTAGTAAGATCACCTTCATCCGTGGATTCATAATAACCACTTTCAAAATAAACTTTTATTCTCTTATCAGGTGCTGAAATATCCGCTTTTCTTTTCAAAGTTCCATAATTATAAAATGTATTTTTTTGACCTACACTAAAAGTATAACTTCTACTAATATCAAAACTAGGTGAATCTAAAGCACTTACAACTGCTGATATAGCAGTTTCTTGAGAGATTACAGTTTCTCCCTCTATAAAATAAAGTTCATTTTTCTTAACATAGGAAATTTGATCACTACTCACTTTTTCTGCACATGCAGCAACTGCTCCACTTGTTTGTCCTATTAAAAGTTCTCCAATTATAAACTCTGAAGTTGTAGTAGTAGAACTATTAATAGATGAAAGTGTTGCTTTAGGTGCAGATGGATCAGAAGTATCAGAAGATTCATAAATTCCATGAATTGTAATAATATCAGGAGTATTCAATGATAAAGTTTTATCTTGAACTCTAGTTCCATATGGATAATAACCATCCCCAAAATCCAATCCATCATTAAGAGTAGTTGATCCAATACCAGATGCTGAATCTCTAGATTTAGAAACAACTAATGAATTAACCCTATTTTTTATCTTTTTCTTTGATGTTGGCTTCACTTTTTTCAAAGTAGCAACAAGTGTTGCTCCTGTATCATCTGATCCAAGATTACTTGCTCCGAATTCAGTTGCAGTAGAATTAAAAGTTACTTTATCTGATGTTAATTCTTCTGTACTTCCATCTGATCTTATTAAAGTATATCTTTCTACATCGAATGGTAAAAATGTTTCATTAGTTCCTGCTGTAGGTCTAGATGAAGTAGTTATTTGTTTATCAGTAATATCAACACTAAAAGTCTTTCTAATGGTAATAGATGCACTAGTAAAATCTACATCTGATACATTAGGCTTCGGAAGTACAGTATATAAAGTATTATCCGTAGACTTATCTAAAGCAGTAGTCAATAATTTCAAATCAGTCACTTGTAACTGAGCAGAAGGAAGAGCACCCTCTACAATTCCTGTTACAGTAGCAACTCCTACAACTTCTATACGACTAGATGGAATATCAGTCCCATTTCCAACATAAGTAACCCTAGCCATAACAGGATCAGGAGATGCTAATGTTGTATCAGTATATTGAATTAAATCATTTTCTTTTATAACACCCGGTGCCCAATTAGAAAAAGCAGTGCTTCTTACTGTACTGATACTGGGAGACCCACTAGGAACCGTAATAGATGCTATTCCAACTTCCCATTTAGATGATTGAATTACATTTGCATGGAAAGTATTAATTCCACTAATACCATCATTTGTTGCATATAAAGATTTTACATCTGAAATAGAGTTATCTGTAACTGCTATAGCAATTCTTCCACCGGCAATACCATTAATAATAAGTTGTTCATCTGGAATAAAACTACCCGATTTATCATATACAGTTACAGCTGTTCCTGCATTAACACTATGACGTAAAAAACCTGTAGCACCACTATTATTACCTTCAATAAAACATGGTATTGTAAGAGTATCAGCTTGATTTAATGTAAGAGTAGAATAAGTTTGTATATCATATAATGACATATCCCACTCATTTCTATTTCCATTAGTAGTATCATATGATCCAGACTCTAATCTATAATCATAGATACGAGCAACACCAATTTCTTTACCATCCTGAGCCCCATCTGATCCAGAATATGTATCAGCAACACCCACTCTTTGGTTTCTTAAACTTACATAATAAGTATTACCAATTCCTATGGTAGGTGATCTATAGATACTATTTAATTTTACAGTAGGTCCTGTATTGTATATTATTGATTGATCTTCTAAAAGTTTTGTTGTTCTAGGTTTGTTTACATCTAAAAAATATGTATCGGTAGTTTCAACTTCATATCCCTTTACATAAGCTTTTCCTGGTGAAATTCTATATACACCCAAATTATTAGACGGCGAAGCTCCTCCAGATGTAAATTGACCAACCTGCCAAATCCCCCTATTTCCTACATTATCATTTAATGAATTTAAAAAAGAAATATTAAAAGGTTTTACTTGATAATTACCACTTTCATCAAAAGTTCTTCTTGCAAGAGTATCTGTTATATCATAACTAAAAGATCCACCTCCTCCATAAACTGTAGAAACTGGTTTTTTTAAAACACCATCAATTACCGATACTATTTCAACAAAAGTATTATCATCTAAATCAGTTATTTCTTTTTTATATAAATGTGTAGTAAGTCTTAATCTATCGGCACCTGATGCAGCATAATTATTATATCCCTGAGAGTTATCATTTAATGCTTCATCTTGAGCTGGAGTAACAATTTCCTCTTCTACATATAATCCGACTCTATAAGTAGGAATATTGGTATATTGATCGAGAATCAATGTTTCTTCATCTACATTAACAAAATTGCCGCGCATAAAATATACACCTTCACCAATATGATAAGAAGACCCTGTAACAGCAGCAGCATTAGCAACTGTAATAGCAAAAGGAGCTCCCGCAGTAATAACAGAATTACTCAATAATCCAGAAACAATATCCTCAGCACATGTCAATGGCTCAGCATCGGAAAATGTTTGGGTGGAATTATTTACAGTACTGGATTGTATATAATTTACATATAAAGTAAGAGTATCTCTTTCTGATTCTTCTGGTAACAATACCTTATCAACAACTGCTGTTACACCAGAATTTTGTCCAGTAATTTTTAATCCTACTAATTGCTCTATATAAGCAGATACAGGTACTCCTTTATAACTATTGTTTAATTGTATCCCCGTATACCTCTTATTATATGAAGTATTTCCAGGAATTACCTTTGCACCTTCTTTGAAAAAATGCTGCCCAAATCTTTCAATTTGATTTTGCAGTATTGACTGAAGATTATTTAACTCTCTAGCCTGTATAGGATAGGAAGGTTTGAATAATACTTTATGATAGTCATTAGCTGGATCAAAGTCGTCAAAATATGGCGATACATTGAGATTGGTTTGTTGCGGCATGATTTTTTAGAACTGCAAAATAACTTTGATATCTTCTTTTTGATTAGAGGATCGCGTAATAGATGGTCTATTATCAACATAAATTATATTTCCAGAGTGTTTTTTAACTTCTGGATTAGCAATTCCACTAGTAAAAGATTGACCAAGATAATATGTCCTATTATTTATTACTGTAGAGAGACCTGTAAATGATGTATCAATTTCTAAATTTGAACCCGATGAAGGAACAATTGTTACACTTCCATCTCCAGTTGGAAAAGAAGTAAACTCTTTCAATTCAAATCCATAAGTTGGATCTGTTACAGCAGTTCCAACCGTATTGAAACCCGCCATTGACCTATCTTGCCAATACTTTAATACTCCAGTATTTTGATCATAATTAACAACTCTACCTACAGCAGTTGATCCCGTAGCAACAGTTTGCGTAAAATAAGCATTAGAGGTAAATGTGGCTGTACTATAACCCGTACCAGCCAATCTAAGTGCTCCAACAGCACTTGCTTTATCTGCATTTAAAATTGCCGTAGAATTATATTGTTGTGGACTTTGTACAATTCCCACTCTTGCAATTTTATTTCCGGTTATAAAATCTGGATTTTCATTATCATTTTCAATTCTTGAATATAAAAGAACATTATATGCACCAAGTTCTCTATAAATATCGGATCCATGCCCTCCTTCAGGAGAAATAATAACATTAAAAACAGGTCTTGTAGTTCCTGTTGGAACTCCACCAGCAGCTAAATCAACACTGGCATAAGTATATCCAGATCCTTCATTAGAAATTGTTATAGATCCGACTTGTGAATCATTATTAATAATAATAGTTGCTGTTGCTCCACTTCCATCTCCTTGAATAGGAACTGCAGCATAACTTCTATTAGCAGTACCAAGGCCAACACCACGATTAGTAATGGTTGCAATTTTAATAGATCCGTCTATTGCATTACCTCTTACTGCAGCATTATCAGTATTTGTTGCCCAATCTTGAGGAACTGGTATAAAATCAGTAGATTCAAACTTAGTAATATCACTTGGCTTAATAGTATAGAGATATTTCCAAATATAACCATCCCCACTACTACCTGCAGATCTTGGTTCTAAATCAGTAAACGTAGGTTCATCTAAAGAAGGTCTCCCATTCGGATTATCGGGATCAGTTCCATTTTGCAAACATTCATAAACTCTATAGTCACTGTTAAGAACATAATATGAAGCATTATATAAATTAGTTGCTCCAGAAATTTTAGCAGCATTAGAAACCGTATAATCACTACGATAATAATCGTAGGTAGTTCCAGACGCCCATGATCTCTTGTTGATAACTTGTCTTACATCTGAAGAATTAATTTTCTTCAATGCAATCATTGTATCCCAATATTCATTTTCATCATTAAAAGAATCTTTGGGGGAAGGTGGACTACTATCCCAATCAGACTGATAATCTGTGGGATTAGTTAACCCAACAAAAGAATAATAGGAACTACTAGCAGATTGTATTCCTGCAACAAAATTCTTTGCGTTTAGTATCCTAATTTGATCAGTTATAATGGCAGCCATTTTTTGGAACTTTTTATTTATTTATTTAACTATTAATCAAACACTATAGTTTTTGGATTTTAAAGAAACGGATCTCTCAACAATCATAGATGTTGAAATACCAGAATCTACGGTTCCAATTCCATTTAAAGTATATGCACTATAAGAATTTATCCCAACTCTAGATGTTAGCATAATTCTACCCCAACTAAAATCACCAAAATAATCTGAAGTTGATATTCCAGATCCATAAGTAACCAAGTTCTGAGTATTTACATATACTCTTCTAACATATGTAGTAATACCAGATATACTTGTTGAATGATTTTCAAAACTTTGAACAGAATAGATATTATCTACAAATGAAGTTCCTATTCCCACAGTAGTAGATCCCGCAGAATCTAAAGAAGTTATAGACGTAGATCCAGCTCCTGTATTAGATTCATATACCATAAAGTAATCATTTGTAGAAATTCCACTAAGAGTTACAGGAGTGCCTGTAAGAGTAGCATTTCTTAGCTCAGAATCATATGGAATAAAGAGATCAAATATAAGTTGAGGTTGCGCTCCATTAGTAGTAGTACCAACTCCTACAATAACTCCAGAATCACCAGAATAAGAAGATACTGAATTTGTTTCTGTGGTAGATACTGGAGGAGAAATAAGAACTAAAGGAGGATTAGTGTATGTATATCCCACTCCAGGACTTGTAACTGCCACTCCAGTAATAGTTCCACTAGTTCCAATTGTAACTGACCCAAATGCCCTTGTAGTGGTGCCTACACCCACTGTAGAAGCAATACTAACAAATGCGGTAGTATATCCAACTCCACCGTCCGAAATAACAACAGAAGAAATAGAACCCAATCCAGAAACAACCGCAGTGGCAGCAGCTCCTGTTTTAGTTTCTTGTCTTATAAAACTAACTTTATTCTGGAAATCTGTATTGACATAATTTTCATTTTCAGCATCAAAGAATGGTCGAATATTATCCACATAAATTGCTGTTGACCCAATTCCAACAGATTTGATAATATAAGCAACAGGATTAATGTTTGCTTCATATAATTCTCTATCTTTACCAACGATCTTCTCATTAATAATCTTATCTGCAGTTTGCCTACACAATACAACAGGTCTTAATAAGGTTGTATCTTGAGTATTACCTGGACCCGAATATGCACTTGTTTCTACTAGATCAGTAGAATTAATCTGTGTAACAGTCCTAGGATCTTGCTGTAAATAAGATGCTTGCCCTTTTGAAGAATCATATCCAATAGTTAAATTATCACCTACTTTAACAGTCTCAATAACTTCTTTTTCAATAACATCAAATCCACTTCCTTTATAAAATGCAATCTTAATAGTATCCTCAAGTTTAGGGGCTTCGGTAAATGTAATAATACTTCCACCATCAAACTCATACCCATCACCTGGAATTTGAAGTATATCATTAACAGTTACAATTAAAACATCTTGAAGAACAATTTTTGATCCTCTAGCTGCCAAAATAGAAACTGTATCTCCTGCTAGTGATAATGGGAAATCAACTCTTGTTCCATCAATGTAGTTACTTACATTATCTAAAGTTTCTAGCTCTCCAAGAGACCATCCAGTAAATTGATCGGAAACTATTCTATCAATTGTTACATTAAATTCTTTAAATCCAGAAGTAGTTGGAATTCCAGTAGATCCTCCTACAGGAATAGTTAAAATTTGCCCATTACCATATCCATATCCGGTATTTTTAATTTCAAAATCAATTATACTAGATCCTTGACCAACTTGAATATCAATAGTTGCAGAAGATCCAATTCCAACTGCACTAGAAGAACTATATTGTAAAGGAAGATTGGTATATGAAAGAGGATAATCAAATAATACCTTCATCGATTTTTCAATTTTTCCACCTCTAGCATAGAAATGGGAACGTGTAGAAATACCAGTTGGAACTTGGAAACTATAATCATCAAGAACATTATTAACTGTTACTTGGCCATATGCAGGATCAGTTTTACTTGATGAATTATTAACTGCTCTAGGAGCTATAATAACACCTTGAACTGTTCCACCAGACTTATAATAAGTATCAACAGTAGAAATACCAACATATGTAACAAACTGAGTAGTACTAGGAAGACTAGTAATTTTAGATCCAGTATAGAAAGGATCTGGTTTTCTAGGATACCTATGTGTAGTAACTCCACTATCC